TCAGTAGTACCACCACCTGCCTTATATATCTCATCAGATAGAAGTCCACCAATTGGCATCTTTCCAATACCCTCATCTGTCAACAACTTGTTGATAACATAATCGCCTGCTTTGTTGAACTTACGCATATCTCTGCCATGCCGACGTGTTGGATGGTCAAGCATAGGATGAAAGCACTCATGAGCAATAAGAAATTTACGTTCCTCATCAGATAATCCCTCAATAAAGTTTGGGTTATACCTAATTTCTTTACCGTTTGTTGCGGCAGTAGGTATGTCATAGTCCAATTTCATAGGTAAATTTAAGGCAATATTCCCTATAAATGCGTGTTCTAGTACCAATGACGTTCTAGCTTTGGCGATAGACCGTATTACTTTGGCTTCGTCAGCTACACTCATTGGTTCTTTGCTAGTTTCTCTTTTTCTAATAACGCTTGTCATACCATACCTCCCATAAATACAGACATCTTATCCATAATAGACTTGGCTTCTAATGCTGTGTCGCTACGTAAATCAGGATTATTTCTTAGTGCTTCAGGATGTTTTAACAAACTATCCTCAACTTGTTGACGCATAGTTTCGAGATTAGGGTCATCAGTAAAATTTAAACGAGATAGCATATTGCATTGCTCTCTTAAATTCTCTACTAGGGTGTCCCTAAATATAGACTTAGGGTCGGCTAACTTGTCAGCCATGTTTTTTACCCTGTCGTATAACCTTGTCCACACTTCGGTAATAGCTTTCTGTTGGGCTTGTTTAACTCTTACCTCAACATCTTGTTGGATGCGTGTCAGTTCGTCGCTGGCTATCTGTACTCTAAAATCGGTGCTAGGCACAGGAAATATAGCCATGTCCATTTTAAATTTGTCCTTAATAACGTCTACACTAGGGTAGTCGTCATCGTTGTACATATTATTTAATACACGCTTTGCGTTATCCACAAGTGTAGGATAATCTATTAAAAATACATTAACTAGGTGTTCCCATTCGTTATGTTCACGACGAAACTCGGTCATAAAGTTAAGGTAGTTAGCAGTCGGTAACATCATTGTTCCTTCAATGCCCCAAGGCAATGTGTTATCGTAAAATTTAGTACGTATATAAGTTGTTTTCTTATGCACATTATCTAATGAGTCGTTCATAGGTAGTAATGCTTTGTTATAGCGCCCTGCGTCCATTGTTGTATGGTTAGCAATCGCAATATCTTGCGTTACTTTTTTGTCGTACTTACGTGCTGTCCACTGTGATACAGATAACTGCACTAATAATGCTCTGTCATTCAGGTTCATATAAACTCCTTAAATAGGGCTTGCGCCCTGTTGTTAAAACAATATATCTTGGTGTTCCATAGACCATTTAGTAAACGCTTGTGTGTTCGATAGGTCAGGGTTCTTACGAGCCGCATAACTGATTGACAGAACGCTAAACTCAGGTGGCATACGCCCTGCATAGGTGCATACTCTATCAAAATTACCCTCAGTAGCTCGTTCTGCAATAGCACCACTCAAGGCATACAGCGTTGCAGGGTCAGTTGGCACATCGCTAGTAGTCGGATTAAGTAGGATTGCGTCAGGATTTGGTAGTTTACGAAATATACGCATAAACCCTACAAACTCAGCAGCTGCACCCTCTCCTACTGCGCCCTTAAAGCACTCATACTCGGCTTCTGATGCTACTAAACCAAGCATATCGCTTACACCCTCTACCCATGAACGTGGTGTAGCATTTTGGTCTCGTTGTGGGTCAAAATCATGTAATAAGTTAGGTCTAAACCGAATAAAACTAATAACTTCGTTAGCCACGTTGTTGTCAATAGCCCATGATGTCCAGTCGTCAAGGTGTGTATCTAACTCAATAACTGTTTCTCTATTACGTAAATGGCTCAGTACCTTGTTAGCACCTGCTCGGTCTGACTGTCTATTACCAGTACTAACTACTTGCCATCCATCAGGCATAGGTACACCATGTAGCGTTCTCGCTTGGCATATATTGGCTAATACTTTCTGTAGGTCAGCATTGGCTTGGTTGCGGTCATCAAACAGCAAGATACCCTCATCAGGTGCTTTACCCTTAACTGGAAACCAATCAGGTAACTTGTAGTGTAATGTATCACCATCAGCATTTGGGTACAGAATACCAAAATCCTCAACCAACATTGTTGGCATATGTCGTTCTATACATGGTACACCAAGCTCTTTAGCTACTTCGTGTACTACGGTTGTCTTACCACCTCCGGGCATACCCTCTATACATGTTGTACGTTGTTTCTTGTACAAGCGTTTGAGTGTGTCTTTCATCAGCGTTGCTCTCATTTTATTGCCCCTTGTAAAGTTTATGGTCAATGCCATAGGTTATAAAGAAATTACCATCACCTAAGGTGTTCTTAAACGCCCTAGCATCCTCTCTAGTAGCAAAATATACTGCTTCATTACCTTGCTTTACTACTTTATTGCCATTACGAACTGCATATAATCGTTTAATCATCATTATCATTCTCCTCGTTTACCGCTTCTATTTTCGAACTTACTGCTATATGAAACATTTCACATATAAGCCCTGTTACCATATCTGCTTGTGCTTCATTATCCACATAACATTCCATTAGTAGTTTAATTGCCATACATACCTCCTATTTTTCCTGTAAGAACTCGTTGTTTAATTGCCCCTACTAGCCCCTTTGCATCTACTATTGACACCATTTCTGCTACTGAAAAGTCTGTCATATGCACAGGTAAAGCAGGGCAACATTCGCTATAGTGTTTAGATGTTGATGCACTTTTTTCAGTTACGTTGCGTAACCATATACCGCAAGTGTTATCCCATATATACATAGGGAAGTGAAACCCATAGCTATACACCACATACAAATTATCTGTGGCATATCTAGCAAATAAGTTACTTCCGTCGAATACAATACGGTTACGCACATATTCTCTAGCGTCTTTATTGGCTATTTTGGCTATCGGCATCACGCCCCCCTATGGTTGTTATATACCCCAGTAAGCCCTCAGCGCACTCTCTACGCCCTGCCATTAAGAAGTCCTCGTTGTCCTCTGCAATTCCCTCTGTCATGTCTGTATTGGCTACTTCATCTTGTAGCCATGCTACGATTTTCTCTATTACTTCTGCTTTAGTCATATCAATATCCCCTCTTATCAATTTTTCCAGTTGCCCTGCTTACTCGCTTATGGTTGTCTATTACCCATTGCACTATCTCAATATCTCTACATACTAGGGCTATCATTGCTTTGCTTTCCCTCATAGATGTCCTTAAGAACCTAACTTTGTGTGTTAGCTTATATACGCCCTTAGATAGTATTACTTCCTTAAGCAAGTTAAAGTTATCTGCTTGTGTTTCAGTTGTTTCAGTTGTTTCGGTCATATCAATATCCTCGTTAGGGCAGGTTATCAGCCTGCCCAGTTACATTAGAAATACGTCGCTACTTTTTTAGGTGCTTTGTAGCCAGTTTTCGCTTCTACTATGGCAACAGCTATACGCCCAAAGTTATACCCAAACGCTAGTGTGTGGTTAGTAGGTATTTTGTCCTCGTTATCAGTAATGAAGTTACCCTCAAATACTGCTTTAGCGTTGTTGTATGCCTCTTTTGCTTTACGCATAGTAACAAGTTGTGCTTTGTTAGCCTTAGACAAGCTGTCCTCGTCTATTGGTAGGAAGTTTAGTTTAGTTGATGTTGTAGCCATATCGTTCTCCAGTTATTTCATTACGACAGAGGCTTGATAGCCACTGTCAATTAGTAGGTTCATGTATGCAATAGCACTGCTATCACGTTTAAAACTGCTGAAATACATCATATCGCCATCAAGCCACTTCACCATGCTAATAGCGTTCTCAGGCTTCCTATGCTTTCTAGGTGCTTTGTATGGTAATACAGTAATTGGTACATCTACGTTCATTGGCATATTAGCCTCCAGTAAAATAATAATATATAACTTAACACGACAAAGCGAGGTCGCCTTGCCGAATTCCAGACTGGCATGAGCTGAAAAAAGTGTCAAGTTACGAGTTTGCTTAGCGATATTAGTGTTAAGTTTATATTTCAGCGGTTAACTTTACATGCTAAGTTATACAAAAAATCTGTGAATACCAAAGTGTACACTAAAATAATCTGTGATTTGGGGCAAAAATCTAATGTCAAGTTACCTTAATTTATCCTCATAACTTAACAGTATAATATGTAAAGTATTTCAGCGAAGCCATATATAGAGCCATTGTGTAGGATATGTACAGTTATAAGGGTAATATAAAAATCTAAACAATCTACGAATTTAGAAGTTATGTCGTTCACAAAAGTTTTTACAAAAACGAAAAATGTGCGTGTGGTATTCGCAAAAAAGCTATATTTTACAGATTGTTTAGATTATTTATATATATGATTGACTTTAATAAACTTATATATATATATGATTTCATTGGATATTATTATTTTAGCTCATTTTTTTTGTGTAACGTAAGCCTGTGGATAACTTTATAACTTTACACCGATTTATGTAGATTTTTCACAGATTTTCACAGATTGTTGTAGATTGTTGGTGTTTTTGCCCTATTTCTGCCTATATTTTAAGCAGTTTGATGTACAGACTCGCAATAAAAACGCTGTAAGTACTTGATGTATATAGCATTGCATTTTTAACTGAACAAACTTTACATAGCCGACAGTAAAAGTACCTTAGCATTACGCTATAACTTGTTGATTTGTATAGAATTATTGCCTATTTTAACTCTTATATAAGAGTTATGTTGTTGATTTATATACGTATTCTAAATCCCCCCCGACATAATGCGCTATACGACCCCAATTACAGCGAGCTATAAACCCCCGACGTATGGTATTTAATAATAATAAAAACAAGGGGTCTTAGACCGACGTTCCACCTCCTAGTAGCTACTAAGCATAGCCTAATGGTTTTAACGCGCCACGCGTCGATTGTGGAAGTCTGGGGCACAAAAAACCCAGCCTTGTGAGCTGGGTTGGTACTACTGGTACATCTGAGTACGTAGCTGCATGCGCATCATTTGAAAGCACGCGTACTGCCACCCACCATCTACTCGTTCGCATTTTAAAATCCAATCTTCATACTGAATGTCTGCAAGGGTGCGCATAACTTACTCCAAGAAAGGTGGCAGGTGAGACGGCACCTGCCTAACCGTTTGGTTCTTAATCCACTTCCACTTCGCCGTCATAGAACCAAGCGATGTACTCAAGCACACCACCGCTTGTCGTGTCGGCGTCGCATTTACCACCATGAATCGGTTGGCTAGAATTTTCTTCTAAGCCCGCTTCTTCAAGTGATAAAAACTCAACGTGGTTTTCCCAATCACACTGGTCAACCAAATCAAGCTCAGGAAGCGCCATGCTAATGGCATTAAGGTCAGGCTTTAATGTATAAAGCATAACTTGCTCCAAGAAAGGTGGCAGGTGAGACGGCACCTGCCTTACCGCTACTGCTCTCGGCTAAAAGTAGTTTTTAGCCTTGCTTGTAGACTTACTTGCCTCTTTCGGCACTATCGCTACGGCAAGTTTGCCGAAGCGGTATCCGAAAGCTAACATCATGCCTTTAGGCACTTTGTCGGCGTTATCCTTACTAAAAGCTGCTTCAAACACCGCTTTTGCTGATTTCTCAGCTAAGCGAGCTTTGGCAAGCTCAGCATAACGCGCTTTGGTTGATGAGGATAAGCCTTCCTCATTAACAGGCAACCACACTGGACTGTTGTCCATATCGTTCTCCAAGTTTTAAAAGAGCAGGTGCAGGTTTGCACCTGCTGTCGTAGTGGCAGTGCCGTTACGACAATTTCAGACTGACAGAAGTTTACAAAAATGACAAGTTATCAAAAATTCGGCATCTCAGCAAAGATGAAGTCGCGCATCATGCGCTCAGGCGTTACGCGCTCAGGCGTTACGCGCTCAGGCGTTACGCGCTCAGGCGTTCGCGCGCGCGTTCGCAGGGGGGTGGGTAGGTGGACAGGCGAGGCGATAGCCCCCCGTATGATGGTAAACCGGTCTTAGCACAACTAGTTTTTTAGCACATGTAAAGTTAGCAGACCCAAAATTTAGCACATGTAAAGTTAGCAGACCCCTAAAAATTGCACCCAAAAAATACTAACGTGTAAAGTTATGCCCATCCAAATAATTGTTGACACTATCGTAATTTATAGATATTCTGCAGAAATGGATACCTTACCTCTATATCATACTAAGTGGTCAGACAGACTGGCGTTCGACGTAGCACTAACCCTAGAGGGGAGTGGTGAATCGCTGCAGGAAGTTATAACTAGGCACAACATATCTGCTAATGATGTGCTGGTATACAACGCTGACCCAATATTTCTTAAGAAAGTAGACCATTATAGGGGGGAAATACGCGATAAAGGCATGACGTTTAGGTTAAAAGCCCGAGCGCAGGCCGAAGAATTGCTTACTACATCATGGTTATTGATTCATGATGCGGCTGTATCCCCAGCAGTTAAAGCTGATTTGATAAAATCTACCGTAAAATGGGCTGGATTAGAGCCAAAAGATACAACGCAAGATACTACAGGTGGTGGTGGCGTCCGAATTACTATAAACTTAGGAAATACCCCCCAAGATGTCCGTACTATAGAGGCTAATACATACGATAATGACAATTCTACAGACATACCAGCCATTGACTACGCAGAATAACCCAGAAAATACCGTAATATCGGAGTTTAATACTACATATGATGGGATATTAGCGGCTAAATTTGCGCATATAGGCGATGCCCAAGTGTTGGGGATTAAGCTATCAAAGCTAAAAATGTCCCATAAAATCAAAATCACTAAAAGTAAAAAGCATGGAATTGAATACGTAGTGATGCTGTTATCAGAAAAACATCAGGAATTACCTCATGGCATATGAGATAAACTATACTCCACCTCCAACAGGTGAAAAGTTTATGGAGAGCAACGCTAAGATGCGTACTCTTATGGGTCCAGTAGGGTCAGGTAAATCTGTAACTTGTTCATTTGAAGTAGTTCGCAGAGCATCAATGCAAGAACCTAATGCAAATGGTATACGAAAGTCACGTGCTGCAGTAGTACGAGAAACAGTGCGGCAGTTGCAGGATACGACGATTAAAACATTCTTGGATTGGTTTCCACCGGGGCAATGTGGACAGTACATGCGCACGACCAAGACGTATTTTTTCAAAGTGGGGGACATCGAATGTGAAATAATGTTCCGAGCACTGGACGATGCAGATGATGTAGCCAATCTAAACTCGTTGGAATTAACTTTTGCATGGTTTAACGAGTGTAGAGATATACATCCAGATATTGTCGATGCCATGTCAAAACGTATTGGTCGGTTTCCAAGTGCAAAAGATGGTGGTCCAACTTGGCATGGTATGTGGGCTGATACAAATCCTCCAACAATGGACACGTGGTGGTACTACCAAATGGAGGGGCTGGACATAAAAGATGGTGTCTCCCCAAACAATAATGGATGGGCAGTATTTAAGCAACCAAGTGGGCGCAGTCCGTATGCTGAAAATATTGATAACTTACCAGATGGGTACTATGATACGCAGGGTAGGTCTGAAGAATATATTAGAGTTTACATTGATGGTGAGTACGGGCTTTCAAGTGCTGGTATGCCAGTGTATAAATACTTTAGGCCAGATTACCATATGGCAAAAACAGGACTTAGAAGTATATCAAATGGAGTTAGACCAGTAGTTATAGGTATGGATTTAGGACTAACTCCAGCTGCTGTTATTGGGCAGCAAGACCCACGTGGTCGTGCGTTAATACTTGATGAGTGTGTTAGTTTTGATATGGGGATACAGCGGTTTATACGCACTATGCTTAAACCACTATTATATGAGCGATTTCCCGGGGCCCCTATACTTATTGTAGTTGACCCAGCTGGGATTCAGCGAGCACAGACTGATGAACGAAGTGCGGTGGACATAATTAAAGCCGAAGGATTACGGGTTATTCCTGCTAAAACTAATAACGTATCTGCTCGGATAAATGCAGTAGATGAGTATCTGATGCGGCAAGTAGATGGGGACCCAGCGTTTTTAGTAGACCCTCGATGTACACAGTTAAAAGCTGCAATGATGGGTGGGTATAGATATAAACCGAAAGGCGATGGGGAACTGGATAAAAATAAACATTCTCATGTAGCTGAGGCGCTGCAATACCTAATGTTACATATAGCTACAGCAGGAGAAGGTGGTCATATGATGTTGCGTAGAGAAATAAAACATGTTGCATCTGCTGGGTGGACCTGATATAGTCTTTTTGTCACCCCATGAGTTCTCCAAAGTTGCTCATGTTAGCCCCGATAAGAAATTTTCGGGGCTTTTTTATAAATATACTTGACAATACGTATACTTATTGGTACAACTATGCCACAATATATCTATATGTATTAGGAGATGTAAATGGCTGGAAAAGAATTTATGGTTTATTCCACGAATCCTAAAATGGATACTAGTGGAGTTTCTGCAAAACAACCACGTACAGGATATGAAATGCGACCATTACCAGCAAAACAAATAGCTGGAGGTACATTATATCTAGAAGCTATTGATGAGGGTATTAAAACTGATAAAGCCGGACTTAAAAAAATAGCTAGTCTAGTAAATACCGGTATATCAGTAGACCATGCAGTAGACATTGTAGCTAGAGAAGAAATAGAACCCAATGATATTGGATGTTGCTAGTCTAAAGGAATCTAAAATGCCAAAACAACAATCATTTACTTCAGATAATCCAAAACTTAAAAGTAGTGATTCATATAAAATTGATACTACGAAAACATTATCACCTAATCCAAAATTTCCAGATGCTAAAGGTGTGGGAGTAGCTGGTAAATTAGTTGGTACTGCAATGAAAGGTGTAGCAAATATTGCATTTGTTCCAGCGGCTAAAGCTAATGCGTATTTAGCAGATAAAGCACAAGGACATATGTCTCAAGAAATGGGGGAAAAGTTATTTGGGCCTAATCCTCCAGCTGGAGTAAAGAAAGAACAAGCACTAGCGGCATCAATTCCATCATATAAGAAGGGTGGTATGGTTAAGAAAGGTAAGTGTTAGTGAAACATTGTGCTAATAAGCAGTTGTCTATGGTGTCTAATCATCCTAAGATAAAAAGTTATCTGAATGGTGGTATAGTAGAAGATAATTACGGGCTAAGGCATAATAGTAAAGAGAAAAAAGAACGAGGCTTTTTAGGTGAAATTCGTATGCCAGATGGACGGTCAGTTATGACTGAACAGTCTATAAGCGTAGACGGTAAAGAAATGCCTAGTATTGTTAAAGGTATGCACCCAGCCGATGTAAATTATATACGACAAACTAATACAGTACCACAGTCTGTAGTAGGAGTAGCAGTAAGAAGTGCACAAAAACGAGCGTTAGAAGGTAAATCACCATTCTGGAACGCTAAACAAGACCTAGGAAAAGGTAAGTAAATGGCAGGATTAACATTTCTTAGAGTAGTAAATAATGACCAGATTGCTCGGCAGGAAAAAGAGTCGTCGGATAAAGCATTGGCTGAACGGCAAAACCAACCTGTTATTTTAGGGCTAGTTGGGTATTTACGTAATTGTTGGGACGTTGCGCAAATGGCAAAACGACCTATAGAGCAAGAAATGCTAAAAGCATTACGCCAACGTAATGGTGAATATGAAGCAGATAAAGTAAGACAGATACGTAATCAAGGTGGGTCAGAAATCTACATGATGGTTACAGAGGTTAAATGTCGTGCTGCTGAATCATGGCTTAGAGATATTATGTTAGATAATGGGTCTCCACCGTGGGACTTAGAAGCGTCGCCAATTCCTGAGTTATCCCCTACGCAAACTAAAGAAGTTCAAGGTATCTTTGCAGAACGTGTACTTAAACTAGTACAGGAATACGGCAAGGCCCCATCTCCTGATGAGATGGAGGAGATAAAAGAAATGGTAGGGCAAGACTATAGGTTCTATATATTACGTGCGGCACAGACTCGCGCAGACCGTATGAAGGTTAAGATTCAAGACCAGTTTGCACAAGGCGGATGGGAATTATCATTCAACGATTTTATTACTGATTTAGTTACATTTCCTGCTGCGTTCATTAAAGGACCAGTTGTTCGTAGGCAACGTACATTAGGATGGAAAATAAACTCTGCTGGACAAACTACAGTAGAAGCTACAGATGTATTAGGTCCTGAATATGAACGTGTAGACCCGTTCCGTATATATCCTGAGCCGGGTGTTACAACTATAGAAGATGGGTATCTATTTGAACACCATCCTATGACACGTATGAAATTATCTGATTTAATAGGGGTTCCGGGGTACGACGAAGAAGCTATTAGAAAAGTATTAGATATTGGTAATGGGCAATCGTGGATTAATGAAGATGTGGAACTTCAAAAAGATGAAGAAGAACGTAAGTTCTACGCGTATATGCGTCCAACAGAAGAATTTGATGCCCTAGAATTTTGGGGTAAAGTATCAGGTAAAATGCTTATTGAATGGGGGCTATCAGAAGATGAAGTACCTGATGCTGCTAGGGAATATGATGCTAATGTATGGGTAGTAGGTAATTATGTTATTAAAGCCGTACTAAACTATGACCCATTAGGTGAAAAACCATACGCAAAAACATCGTTTATTAAGGCTCCGGGGGCATTTTGGGGTAAAGGAATCCCTAAAATTATTGAGGACCTTCAAGGCGTATGTAACGCAGCTGCTAGGGCGTTAGTAAACAACATGGGTATATCGTCTGGACCACAAGTTGAAGTAAACCTAGAACGAATCCCACCTAATGAAGATATAACACAATTATCACCGTGGAAAATTTGGCAAGTTACAAATGACCCTGTTGGGTCTAGTGCTCCGGCTATTCGGTTTACACAACCAGATTCACGGGCTACAGAATTAATGGCAGTATATGAGAAGTTTAGCCGTTTAGCTGACGACCATTCAGGTATTCCAGCTTATGTGTACGGGGACTTAAACGTACAAGGTGCAGGACGTACATCTTCAGGTCTATCAATGTTAATGGGCGCAGCAGGTAAAGGTATTCGCCAAGTAGTGATGTATATTGATACAGACATAGTAAAACCTGTAGTGCTACGTCAATTTGTATATAATATGCGATATGTAGAAGATGAATCAATAAAAGGTGATGTTGTTGTTTTAGCTAAGGGGGCAATTAACTTAGCGGTCAAAGAAACAGTAAACATTCGCCGCATAGAATTTCTAAATGCAACCGCCAATCCAGTAGATATGGAAATAATTGGTAAGGATGGTCGTGCCGCGATACTTCGCGAAGTGGCTAAAGGATTGCAAATGCCTGTAGATGAAGTAGTTCCATCTCGGGAGAAATCTGGATATCAGGGACGTGTACAATCGCGGGCAGCTGCTGCAGCACAACAGCAACAAGCTCCTGCGGGTACTCCGGAACTGCCTAACGGAGCTCCAAAAGGTGGAATGGAAGCAAATACAGTACAAAATCGTACTAGTGGGAGGGCTGCATGATTAAGCCGGAACCTCAAGTAGTTAAAGCGCTTGCAAATGTTGTTCGCCAATATCCAGAGTTACTAGAATGGATAGGCGAATGGAGGATGCACGAACTAGAACAACTTCCAAGTGCGGTAAATAACCCGACAGTTTATCAGGGGCGCTGTCAGGTTTTAAGTGAGTTGTATAAACTTGCTAAAGATGCCCCTTCTATAGCGGCAAAGTTATAATGAACTCGCCGATTAATCACGCACACCAATAGGAGCGTTCAACATGGCACTTCCAGAGCAAATTCGCAAACAAACCGAGGCTGTACAAGAACTATATAAACAACTCGATATGGACAACAACACAGGCGAAGATAATAATTTAGCCAATGGTACTGTCGAAGCTATCGAGCAAGCCGACGAGACTGTAACGCAGAATGATGCTAACCCATCATTAGCAGAGGAGCAGAAAACTAATGATGAAAGAGTGTCGGAAGATACTATCGTCCAGAAATATAAGACGTTACAAGGAATGTACAACGCAGAAGTACCTAGATTGCATCAGCAAAATAGGGATATGCAAAGCCGCGTACAACAGATGGAGCAATTGCTAGCTTCAATATCAGCACAACAAGATAATAAACCACAACAAACTATTGAGAAACTTGTTTCCGATAAAGATGTTGAAGAATATGGCGAGTCACTTGATGTAATGCGAAAAGTTAGTCGTGAAGAAATAGTACCTATGACCCAACGACTAGCCCATATTGAAAGTCTAATACAACAAATGCAAACTAATGTTATTCCGCAAGTTCAAGCGGTAGCACAAAGGCAAGCTATGTCGTCAGAGCAAGCGTTTTGGTCTGAATTAACTGCAGAACAGTCTAATTGGAGGGAAATAAATGATAACCAAGCGTTTCAAACTTGGCTATTAGATACAGACCCTTTAACTGGAATAACTCGGCAGACGTACCTTGATGATGCACAGCGGTCACTTGATGCCCGTCGTGTAGCTAGTTTTTTCCGCACTTGGCTTGACACTACTGGACAAGCTAATGTTGCTCAAACCAATAAATCTACGTATCAATCAGAGTTAGAGAAACAGGTAGCTCCCGGACGTTCAAAGAACTCAGGAGCCCCAACATCTAACAAGTCTAAAGTTTATACTCCCGACGATATCAGAAGTTTTTTTGATGACGTAAGGTCTGGTAAATTTAAAGGACGTGAACCTGAGAGAGACCGTATTGAACGCGATATTTTCGCTGCCCAGCGAGAGAATCGCATAACTATAAATGCTTGATTAAAGGAGTTTTACTATGTCTTACGCAACCGCACCGGGCCGCCCTAACTATAGCGGCAATTTTATCCCTGAGATTTGGTCAGGTAAACTTATTGAGAATTTCTACGATGCAACAGTACTCGCAGCAATCTCTAACACAGCCTATGAAGGCGAAATTCGTCAGTATGGTGACACGGTTAATATCCGTACTACACCAGAAATTACAATCCGTGATTACGTTAAAGGTCAAACTTTAACAGTAGAAAATCCTGATAAACCAAAAATCCAATTAATTATTGATAAAGGTGAATATTTTGCCTGCGTTGAAGATGATGTGGATAAAGTTCAATCAGATATTAACTTAATGGATACATGGTCTAAAGATGCTTCAGAACGTATGAAAATCAAAATTGATACTCGCGTTTTGACAGATATTTTACCGGGTATTTCTGCATATAACAAAGGTCTTACTGCTGGTGAACAATCATCCGCCTTTAATCTAGGTACATCAGCAGCACCGTTAACTGTTTCAAAAGATGGTGCTGGTGGTACTACATCAATTATTGATTTAATTGTTGATATGGGTACTGTACTAGACGAAGCTAATGCTCCAGAAGGAGACAGATTCTTAGTCATTCCAGCACGTATGGCTGGGTTAATTAAAAAATCTGAGTTAAAAGATGCGTCATTAACAGGTGATAGTATGTCTATTGTCCGTAATGGGCGTTTAGGTATGGTAGACCGTTTTACTATCTATGTAAGCCATAATCTAAATGTATCAGCAGGTAAAACTAGTATTATTGCTGGGCATAAAATGGGCTTTACATTTGCATCGCAAATGACCAATATGGAAACAATTCGTTCAGAAGCAACATTTGGTAATATTATTCGCGGCCTTCAAGTATATGGCTACAAAGTAACCAAAGGTGAAGCTCTATCTACAGCTGTTGTTACTGTATAGTTACCGGGGAGTACGCTCCCCATTTTATATATTTGATTGAGAGGAATTATCATGGCTACATATACTGACACCCTTGGCTTTAATAAAGGTACCGCTGCGTATCCTGCTGACGGTCTTGTTTCAACAACTAAGTTTGAAGTTACTTTAGATTTTGCAGCAATTGTTGCTGCACGTTTAGCTGCTGGTGCTACTGCATTAGCTGCTGCGGATATTCTACAAGTAATCCCAGTCCCAGCAGGTTCAATTGTATTAACTGCTGGTGTAGAAGTTGTAACTGCTGACGCTAGTACTGCAACTTTTGATTTAGGATACACAGGTGGTTCACCAGCAGCAGCTAATGCTTATGCTAATGACGCCCCAGCAACTCCAGTAGGTTTTACTGTTGCTAACTTAGCAAATCCAACACTTGTAGCTACAGAAGATACTATTGATTTATTAATCAATACTGCTGTTCCAACTACAGCTGTTATTCGTGCATTTGCTATTATTGCAGATTGTAATTAAATACTAGGGACTTAGGTCCCTATATAAAGGAGATTAAAATGGGCGTTTATCGCGGTATTGCTCAGGACAATTTGACTATTAATAGTGGCAGCATCAATGCTGCTCCTATAGGTCAAACTACTCCTGCAGCTGGGGCCTTTACCACCCTTACAGCTACCAGTAGCGTTACTGGTGCGGTTCGTATTCCTGTAACTACACCTGTTACTCCACTTGGGGCAAACCAAGCAGGTGCTGCAGCTTTAGTTGAAGGGTTATCCGTAGTAGTAGGTGCAAATGATGCTTTAGGTGTACGTTTACCAACTGCTGTTGCAGGTGCAGTTTGCATTGTAAAAACTACTACAACAGCAAAAACACTTTTAGTATATCCAGCTACTGGAGCTGCTATTAATGCAATTGCAGCAAATGGTGCAATAACTATGGCAGCTGTTACTAGTGCCATGTTTGTAGCGTCTAGTACAACTCAATGGTATACAGTACCATTGTTACCATCGTAATATAACTGGTTGGGGCTTAGGCCCCTTCCTTTAGGAGAATAATTATGGCAACTGTTTCCCCTGTAGTGTCTGTTGTAGCTGGAGTTCCACATGTCACTTGGACGGGAGTTGTAACTGGAGATACACTAGTATCACAGACTGTTGTGACTCGAAAATTACCGTATGCAAGTGTTCAAATTAGTGGTACATTTGGTGGAGCGACAATAACATTACAATCGTCGAACGATAATACTACATTTTTTGCCATAAAAGATATTAGTGGTACTGCTGTATCAGCTGTATCAGCTAGTATTTTTGAAATATTATCTTCTGCAGCGTATCTAAAACCTACTATTACTGATGGTGGTGCTAATGCTGTTGATATTACACTAATCCTACGTGGGTAATTAGGAGATATAAATGGCTGCAAATTTAACCAGTAGTACTATAGCTAGTACTTATAATGAGATACTACATATAGATAGTGGGCCTACGGCAACTGAAAAAACTGTGTACAGCGGAACTGGTGTAGCTACAGCTATGAAATTAGGAACACTATCTGCATCAGTTGATAATATCCAGCTTGATGGCAATACAATTCGTACACTAGATACCAATGGAAACCTAGTCCTTGCACCCAACGGTACTGGTTCAGTCAGTGTTACAAAAGTAGCTATTACAGGCGGAACGATTACGGGTATCACTGATATAGCTATTGCTGACGGCGGTACTGGGGCTTCAACTGCTAGTGATGCACGCACGAATTTAGGCTTAGGAACAATGGCAACGCAAAATTCAGATGCGGTTGCTATCACGGGCGGTACTGTATCGGGAGTAGTATTTAGCGGTTCGTTCTCCGGCATGACATTGGTCGAGTCCGTAACACTGGCAACTGGCAATGCAGCCGCAGGATGCAACCTCAATGGCAGCACACTGGCCGCTGACGGCACCGACGCCAACATCGACCTGAACATCACGCCCAAGGGCACGGGCGAGGTGAACATCACCAACGTGGACATCGTGAGTGGCAAGGTACCGTTTAATACAATTACTGGACTAGCGCATGCTGCATTTTCAGATATTACTGACCAAACTGGAAGTACATCAGCAGCTACTGCTGTAAAATTTGGTACCACTGACGTCACTGGTACTGGAGTAACTATGGTAACAGATGGTGCGTCGTTAACACGTATTACATTTGCTGCTGCAGGAACATATATGATTGCTCCTAGCTTACAACTTAGTAATTCAGGGGCAGCAGATTATGATGTAACTATTTGGGCCACTCTTAATGATGTAAATATAGATAGGTCTGCTACATCTGTAACAGTACCAAAAGTTGGAGACGGCGGAAATGGGTTTTTTCAGCTTGTGTTGTATGTTGTAGTTACTGCGGGACAATATATTAGGATACTATGGAAACCAACTGATGTTGCCGTCACAATTAACTATACTGCAGCTATAGTAGGCCCTCCAGCTGTACCTGAAGTCCCATCGTCTATTATTGTAGTACAAAGAATTGCATAAAAGGATTATATAAAATGAGTACTATGTATATTAGAGTAAGGAAAGACGGGTTTATATACGACTATAATGAAATACTTGCCAAGAATATAGATTGTGAAGTAATTACAGAGGAAATTGCGTATCCAGAACGGTTTGTAAAAACGGATGCAATTGCAGCTGTACGCATTGGGCAACAAAAACGAAAAGCTGTATTAGATTTGTCTACTGAAAACATACCAGAGCAATTACCATATACACCACCAGAATTAGCAGAAGAAGCCGCTAGAGGATTTCCTAAATGACACCTAGTGATGTAATTACAGAAGTTAGGCAGCTTATTCAGGATACTAGAGTTACATATAGGTATTCTGATATAGTATTACTAGGGTTTATAAACCAAATTATTAAACGCATGGTAGTAATTCGTCCTGATTTATTTTCTGTAGTTGCAGATATATCTACAACAGCTAATGTAGTATTACAGTCAACTCCAACAGATTCCCTAAGACTAGTAGAAATATTCCAAGTAAAAAATGGTGATGCTGTAACTGAAGTATCTAGAGATACACTAGACCAAACATATCCGGGGTGGGTTAATGAACCGTCAGGATTTCCAGTTAATTTTATGCGGCATGTACGAAATCCGAATAAGTTTTTTGTGTACCCTCGACCATCTTCAGGGGTAGTTCTCGTAGGAGAATATGTTCAAATACCGGCAAATTATATATTAAGCGACACGATAGATTTACCTGATGCCTATCTTCCTGCTATAGTTGATGGAACAATATATTTGGCAGAATCAGTAGATAATGAACATGTAAATTCAGGTCGGGCTAAAATGTACCAAGAATCATTTATGCGAAATCTAGATGTAGGACTTCAAGCTAGAGTTATTACAGATACAGAACAAGGCGGACTTGAGCCGAAACAGGTAATCTAATGTTCACACGTGATTTTTCTACACTTGCAACACGCCTACAACCTAGCGTTCCGGGATGTCCGCAACAAACAGTAATTCAGTACATTAGAAATACTGCTATAAATGTATGCGAAAAAACTCTAGCATGGAGATATCAGCAACCTAAATTTAATTTAATTCCGGGAACGTATACATATAATTATAATAGACCAGCGGATACAGATGTACATGCAGTGTTTACGGCATTATTAAATGATAGTCCATTAGATATACTAACTTTAGATAAAGCTCTAGAAATGTACCCAGCATGGGCAGATAAATATACTACGTCTGCAGATATTGAACAGTATGGAAGCACTCCTCAGTCTATAACACAAATAACCCCTAATCAAT